GAAGTAGAGCGCTGGTAAGGAAATAGTTGATATCCGACATTATACCAAGCCTCACACACTGTTTGACCGAGAACTAATATTTGATTACCCCTGGATGGGAATCTCACAACCGCTTGCGTATTGTCTGGCTTGGTTTGTATAAGACCAACAGATGCTGCATTATCAGCAAATACCAATTTGCCAGAGCCTGAATCAAACGCTCCCAGTCTCCATGTATTATTCGCTGGTGGCGTATAAAGGGTGTCATTAGAAGCTGCGCACAAAATATAAGTGTCATGAAAATCAATAAATCCGGGCGCAAAAGAAATAGGGTTAGTCCCATCTTCGGTAGCGATTTGAAAGGTTGGTGATAAAGTCGGATCATAATAATAAATTTGAATGGTATCCGAAATCACAATTTGTGGCTTATTGTTTTCAGTGATATAAACCACACCGGTTGCGCTATTCAAGGTACCAATTAATGTTTGGCGTGCGTTAACAATCTGTTGGGTGGCTTGGTCATATTCCAAGTTGATTAAATAGACATTATTATCAAAAACCGCAATGATTCTGTCAAACTTAGTGCTAACATGAATGCCGCGACCTTCTGTTGCATTTGCAAACTTTGATGCGCGGATAGCAAGTTTATANNTCACTGATTAACATATTAAATGTTTTTTCAATTGAAATTTTAGGATAACGACCAAAGGTTGAGCTGCCAACGATGTTTAACTCAAGTTGTTGCACATTTTGATCGTATGGCTGCATGGCCGTCCTTAACCTTTTTAATTTGGTCTGTATCCGCGACCAATGTTGACGTCGCCAAAGTTAATCCCTGAGCCTTGCGTTAAGATGCTCATCTTCTTAATGCTGACATCGGGCGGTGATTCAAACATCAGGGTGCGGGTCATTGATTTAAGCTGCTGTCGTGACTGCTCATCAAAAGGAATTTTGTACTCATTACACATATATTGCGCCAGCATATAACGCAAATATTCAATATAGGCAGCATCATAGACGGTCAATAAATCGGTGTTTAAGCTGACATTGGTTAGAGCAAACTTACCCATGATGTTTAAGGGGTAAACTTGGTCAGGGATGAAATACAGATAAAGCGTGCCGCCGCCTACTTCCCGGTTGAATTGCCAGTTAAAAGGCAATGTTTGTACGTTATCAATACGCCCTGAGCCAAAGTAGACGCGTCTGGTTTGATAGTCCATGGCATAGCGAACTTCATTTAAGACGAATGTTAAAGATTCAACGGCTACACAATTGGCGATGAAATAACTCTCTTGCCCGGGGATAGTTGAAAACGTCTGATTATAGGTCCAGTAAGGAATTAAATCTGTCTCAATAAATTTAAAATCTAAAATTGAATTCAATAACTGAAGACCATCGTTGATTTGGTCTGATGTGGGGGTTTGTAAGTTTCTTGCAACAATGCCTGATAAATACCAGGAGCGTGTAATTAAGTCTTGCGCTAGATAAACCATAATTACCGCTCCTTAAAGTATTTAACCATCTATTAAACGTAGAAAATAAAACCGGCTACGTTTAAAGCAACAGCGGCTGAACCACTGCTAACCTTATAGTTGATTTCAGGCTTAGATGATTTTTGCTGTGCTAACACTTGCGCATTACCAGTTGTATGAGCTGTTGAGCCCGCAACCGCTGCAGTGATGATAATCGCATCACCGGTGCTATTAGCGCCTTGCAATTTCAAAGTATCAGCCGCTGCATTGGCATTTAAGTTATACGCAATGGATACCGGTGTTTGGTCAAGGTATGGAACCAAAGCACTTAAATCAACGGCGGTATAACTGGTTGCATTGCCTGCGGTAACGGCGGTTGCTTGAGGCGCGTCATAAGTAAAGATGCGTGAGTTGCCTGAGCCTGACACATACATCAACAAGAAATGCGAACTAGCATCTGTTATCGCATAACCAATCAAGCGATAGGAATCATAGCCGAATGGCATTGTGGGACCACTTAAAGAAGTGGAAAGAATGCCTGCTGTTGATTGGTAATATCTGGAATCAGCAATCAAATACACCGCATACACAGTACTCGCAGCAACCGAGCCCGTATCTAACCCATTAGCACCGCTGACTGAGATATCAACAGTGAGTGGGGCTGTAACGGTATTACCTTCTAAGTTCGCATTAGAAGCACCTAAGGTAATGTCCATGATATTTTGGCTATCACGACAGGTGCCCGAACTAATATCAACCTTAGTGTTAGGCGTGGTTGCGTTGTTACTGACAATACAACCGCTGATGTTTAATACCGGTAAAGTATAAACTGGATCTAATTGTACTTGGGGATTAGTCATTTTTTGCCACTCCTTAGCCTTGGCTCAATGGAACAACAACCCGCATTGCGTATTCAGGCACAATGACAGAGCCGTGTGTTTCGTCGTACACCAAGCCTGTTTGGTTTTGACCCAAGAGCGAACCATATGTTAAACGAACGGATACCGCTGTATCTGGGTCGTATTCATTGGCCGTTGGGAATGGGGTTTGGTCTGGTAGTCTAGGCATTGCTAAATACATGGCGTTGCCACCGACAACACCGCCTGCTCTGTGAGAGGGCAAACCTAAAATTTTCATCCCAGCCACGATAGGGGTATTCAAGTTCTGGTTTTGACCACCGGCCCAGTTTAATGCGGGGGTGAAACTAATGGTCACGTGACCACTACCATCTGCTGCTGCATTGGCAGTCGCTCTGATTTGAACAGGGTTTGCAGAAGGCTTATGACCAATGAAGGTTAAATAGCGTAAGTTGGTTTTACCAGAAACGCCGTCAACAAATTGGAATAAGTCGCCTGAAAATACCGCATTCGCATCACTTGCTGTTGCACCACTTAAGGTCATTTGGGTGACCGCTTGACCGGTAGAGTCGTTGGTACTGATGACTGTTAATTGTTGCGCGCTGACACCAGTGGTACCAGAAACGTGTAAGGGCAATAAGTTTGAACGATACCAAGTGGTTTGGTCGAATTCGCCAATCTCCCAGCTTTGGGCGATTTCTTCGTTACGACGCATAACAAATTGGTTTAAACCACTGCCAACAATAGCTGGCACGACGGTATCAGGTAAATATGCTTTTAAGCCAACTGAAACCGCACCATAGTTTCTATAGAACATCAGCATGGTAGCTAATTGATTATATGAACTTAATGGCGTCGCGCCGTCCCCATAAAAACGATAAGGACCTGAGCTGGTGTTGGTGGTTCCATCTAATTGACTGACAACCGCAGATGCCCAGTTAAGTGCAATATTAGCTTCTACTTGGGTTGCTAATTCAGCGATGAAAGAAACGCCAAATACTTTGGTGTAGTCTCTTTCTTCTTTGTCTAAATTAAAAATCAATTGTTGCGCAGTACATGAAAAAGAGGCGTTATTAGCTTGGTCACAAGTTAATGTTTGCACGCGCTGTACTGCTGGTTGCCAGGCAGCGACTAAGCCCGCTGAAACAGTGGCTCTTGGTGGCAAATCGAAGGTAACCGAACTGCCAAGATTGGCCTCTAATTTTTCGAAATCTTTAAATTTGGTATTGGCGGTTGCTACGTGACAGCAAAGGTTTTCAAGCAATGCTAACCCACCCGGTTGGTATGTTTGCACGGCTTGCAAAATATTAGTTGAATATACAGCCATTGTTAGACACTCCTAACTAATGTGGATAGTTAGGTAGTGTTAGCTAATGATTCCTGTATGGAATTAGACCTTAAATCTTGCCTTAAAATCTTTTACAGTCATTGGCCCACTACCCGTCCCTTGGTTAGAAGGTTTCAACTGGCTTAATGGTTCATTTGGCATGCGTTGACGGCTGGCATCTTCGTTAACTTTTATAGAATTAGCCAAACGTCTCGCCTGAATTAATGCGTCACTTGGGGATGAGGCGCATAAACCTTCAAGCATCACCATTTTGGTGCGGTCTTTGCCTAATTCATATAAAACATCTTCAGCATTATCCAAATGATCAGCCACTAGCTGAATCAAATTGGGGAAATTGCCGAGCTGCATACCTTCCGTCACGGTATCAAAATCCTGATACTTTTGTTTGGCTAGATTCAGTTTTGCAGTGAATTTCTCAATGATTTGTTTAGCCATCTGCTGATTATATTGTTGCTCAGCATCTCTTTTGACAGACTCCATATGTCTACTTGCTTCTTCTGCAGCAAGCTTACGTATTTCATCTATCCCCAATGAAGGCTGTTCACGGCGATTAAAGGGGGCGTCACCATACTTTTGCTGAACATAATCAGGTTGCTCGTGCATTTTACGTTGAAAGCTTTCGACAGCTTCCCGCTTTGCACGTTTAACAATATCCGATACTTCATTCTGCCTAAACAATCTTTCATCAGGCGCTCGCGATTCTTGCGCTGGAGCGGCTGACGAAGCCATCGAATTATCAAATGATTCTGATGTACCTGTTGATTCCATTTCAGTCATATTACTCCCTTCTGACTATTAACCCCGTCACGGTAGTGCCTCTTATTACGCTAGAGTTACGAGCTATTACGCCGCTACGCTAAAATCCCCTTGTTTCGTCAGGGTCCCGTATAGAAGTCGAAACTTGCTATCATTTACGGTTATTCTCCCTCCAACCGAAAAGGTTTGATAAACACAAATTCAACCGTGCACTGTCATCTGCTCATTAAACTCATGTTTATCACTGGTAATTCTAGTACTCAACTGGGATTAATTCAACTCTCAGAATTAATCCCAGGTAAGATTATGCGGTAACTTGTTGCAAGGTTACCTGAATTGTTACCGAGCCGGCATTAAAGTCAGCCGTACCACCCGTGTATACCAAATAAATATCAGCACCTGCGGTTGAAGTAGTAGAGACGGCGTTGGGTAACGGGTTCCCCGTGCCACCCCACAACGTATAAATTGGGGTTCCCAATAAAGCTGCCGTGATGCCGGCGTTATTGAAGTTGATGGTACCGTCTGTGAGCCTTAACAATCTATCGCCACCACCACCGCTTAGGCCTGATGCGCTATAC